GGCTACGCCAATTTCAAAAACGGGTTGTCCATAATGAGACTTCCCGAAACCGCCATAGCCATAGCCTACTGAGGCCATGGTATTAAGCTAATGTAATGTCTAAACCACCAGCATCAAATCTGAATACATCACCAGAACTTACAACTTTAGACGCATCTAAGTTTGCATAAGCAAGTAAGTTTCCACTGGTTAACGCATCAAAAACACCAACTGCAACTACAGTTCCATAGTTTGCTGTAGCTGTTGGATATTCGATTGCTGCCGCATTGGTTGCTGTTGTGGGGCTTGTACCTGAGACATTGAAAGTAGCAGTTTGTCTTGCGTAAGCTCCACCGCTAACTTCAGTACCGCCACCAGTATCAGATGGTGCTACTGTATATAAAGCAACATACAATGTTCCTGGTGCTGTATAAGAAGTACCACCAAATACATGGTCAAGTACCTTGTCTTCTAAATAATCACTAAATCCAGCCATTTTTTATACTCCTAGTTATTACCAAAATAATAAATATTTTTGCTTTTCTTTCCGTAGGTTCTTCTTCTTTGCATAAGAGATCCTTTAGAAAATTCAGCTTTTTCTTGCTCTAGTCTCATTTCTTCTAAAGCCTTCTCGAACTGTGCTGTAAATAATGGCACTCGTTCATCTTCCATAAGATAGATAGAAGCGTGTTTTAAACATCCATAAAGGTAAACATCTGAATATCCTGTAGATAAAAAGTTGCTAGTATTAGAATCGCTTAAAGCATCTATCTTTCCGTAGTAGGTTAATTGTACTGTATAACTTCCGTCTGGGGTAGGTGCAAATTCAATTGAATCATCTACCAATGCAAAATAAATTGGTTGCCCTGTCACATTGTCATTGGCTTTTCTGTACACATCCATGGATTCTATGGATTGTTGAAACAATGGTGAAAAATCACCACTATCAATTTGTAAGTTTATTGCCTCTAACCAATCAGTTGGTACTGCAAGATATTGACCAGTAAGAGTTGCAGTTGCTCTTTTAATCATGCCTTTAACCCTTAATCTGCGGTTAAATTCTGCCTCTGTGCTGTCAATAAAAGAATCTATTACACTTGTTAAATCTGATCGATTTAAGTAGTTTGCAATGTTAGTTTTTAATTCTGCGTATGTCATAGTTTACCTTGCCATGTTCTAAAGACTTTATTATCTGACTTATTAAGCCACTTTCTCCATTGTTTCATATCGTTAGCCCATCCTTCTCGACAAGCTCTTTGATAAACAATTAATGGCACTTCTGCCACATGGCGAAGATCCTTTCCTGGTTTAGTAGTATCTGCAATAAATTTACAATGCTCTATAACTGGATTTACATTTTGTGTTGTATGGAAGATGTCTTTGTTATCTTCTGTAATAAATTCGTTAGTAAAACCAGTCTTGTGATCTATAACAGTTCTTTTAGCCATGCAAGAATTTTAACATAAAAAAAAGGGATGCCGAAACATCCCTTTAAAGTTCTTAACTGTGAACTTAGCTGGTTGATAGGTCAGCAACTACACCATGAGCGGCTTCGTTGGATACTTCTAATCCATACTCCACAACAATCATTTTAGTTTCTGCGTCACCTATTGTAGCTATATCAACTGTTTTGAAATCACGCAAGTAAGCAACTTTTGCGAACTCAGGATCAACTAACAGTAAAGATCTTTCTCTTGATCTGTTTGATGGAACTATTTTTAGTTCACCAAAGTCAGATGAGTAGATAGATACTGATGCTTCAACTGTGTTTGCATCGATCATTTGTCTTGCTTGTGATCTACCAGTAAACCCAGAAATAACTTGTTTGTTATGTGGGCCACAGATAGCCAATGATGGTTCACCACCATTAGAGAAAGCTAACTCAAGAGTATCTTTTAACAAAGTTTCTGTTAAAGCTCTTTGAGTTCCATCTGTAGGGGCAGCACCACCACCAGTCGATGCACCATTAGTTCCTCTTGAATCGTTGGATGTAATCCAAGACTCGAAACCACCAGTTTTACGAGCAGTTGTAGCATTACCAGTTGTTTTAGCACCTTTTTGACAAAGAGCTTCTTCCATATCTCTTTTCAGAGCTTTGGACATGATAGCTAGTTGGTGAGCCATTTCTGATCTCTTACCAGCTGGGTCTGAAGACTCTTGTGAGCCTGTTACTGTTGCATCTCTTTTTGAAATCATAGCCACATTGCTAACACGAGAAGTTGCAGTAGAAGCAGCCCTTGAAAGTTCAAAACCTTCTAGTTCGCCAGTTGCAACGGGTGTTGGTAATGATTCTGTTTGCCAATCAAACACAACATTATTAATATTTCTTTTGCCAATTGAAGACATAAACGGAGTTTGCATAGGAGAAATATTGTAAATAATATTACTTAAATCTTCTCTGTCAGCAGTAGCAGTATATGTATCAAAAGCGTTAGTTACTTTAGCCATTATATTTACCTATTTTAAAAATTGTTCAAAAACTTTAGCCGCATCTTTTACTTTTCCAGATTTAGCTAAAACCTGTTTTGCTCTTTTCGCAGGTGCTACTGTTTTCTTTCTGGTAGTTGTACCAGGTCTGGCTACTCTTGCAGGTGCTTTTTGTGTTGGTTTTTTCTTTGTGGCTTCAACTGTTTTAGAGTTTAACCAAGCATTTCTTAAACCAAGTAAAGCACGATAGTCATAAATTGCATCCATCTCTTGAGGTAAATACCCTAAGACATTAATACCATAGTCGCGAATTGCAAGTTTCTCTTTTTGAGCCACTTCTGCATTTTTCCATTCTGGTATGATTTCAAGAATTTTTTGCTGACCTTCTTGCACTTGTTGTGCAATTAGTTGTTGCTGTTGAGCGTATGACTCTTGTTGGAGTCTTTGCTGTTCAGCTTCAGCAGCTTTTAGCTTTTCTTTCTTTTCATCCCAGATTTGTTTTTCGCGTACAAATGCTATCGGATCATCATTGTATAAACTATCCCAATCTGGTTCGTTTACCAATTCGCCCTTTAATTGGGCTTCCATCTTCGGTAACAATTCTGCGTAAATCGCATCTCTTTGAGCAAGTTCTTGGGCTTGTTGCTCAATCGTTTTTCTTTGATTGGCAAGTTCCTGCGTCTTCCTCGTATAATCTTGTTGGCGTGAATAACCATTAATGAGTTCGTCCTGCGTGACCTCTATCTCATTGCCATCAACTGTGACTCTGTAGACGGGTTGCTCTTCTACCTCTTCAACTTCCGTTTCTTCTTCACCATCTTCTTCATCATCAAATTCGAGATCTTCTTCATCAACAAGTTCTTCGGTATCTTCCTCGTCTTGTTCTTCTAATTCATCAATCTCTGGTTCGATGCTTTCAGCTTCCTCTATGACTGCTTCTTCTTGCGTATCCTCTTCAGGGGCTAAGAAACTTTCAAACGCTGAGGTAGCCTTTTGACCATCGGTTTGTAAAGCAGTCGGTTTTCCGTTATTGCTCATAAATACTCCTATATTGTATTTAGGGATATTTTAAACCAATAATGTAAAAAAAGGAAAGTTTTACGCAATGTTGCGTATTTTATTAATGTGGGCCTTTGTAAGTTTACCTTTCTCCGCAATGATGCGTAAGTGTCTTTCTACTTCAGGAAGAAGTAATAAGGATCTGTGAAAGTCCTCTCTAACAGCAACATCATCAATGTCGCGTGAGTTTAACCAATGTGTAATATATTCGTTTTTAAGATTTTCTACTGCTTCCTTAAAAACATCTGAATTTAAAATTTGTTGAGCCTGTTCGGCTTTTACTGCTTCTTCGTGTGTTACTGACATTTAAAAACTAAATAATCTTGGTTGCGTTGGTAAGAATTTTCCCTGTCTTGATATGGGCTTTACTATGTCTTCAACATTTGGCATGACAGGCATAGGTGATAGCTGTGGTTTTGGCGTGTTTGCAAAAATATTTTGCGGTAATGTTTGTGTAGGAATTACATGGTCATAGATTGCATTTGGCTCAGTAATTGGTTGTGGCACTATTGGTTGTGGCATAACTGGTAATTGAGGCATAACTGGAATGTTTGGTATAACTGGCATTTGTGGTAAACCAGTAAAGTTCATAGGCTCTTGCACTGGCACTGGCACTTGTTCAGGCTGATATCCCAAAAAACCAGATAATCCAGATCTGCTTCTGTCTATGGTTTGTACAAAATCTTTAGGTATAGAAGACACATTTTCTTCAAATCCAGTTCCATCATAACCTACATCTGACGGCATCACAGGAACTTCAGGAAAAACAGGTGCAACAGATGGTATATCTATGTCTGCAAGTTTTTCTGTATCAATGTCTTTAAGCATTTCTTCAACATCAATGTCAATATCAAATAATGTTGGTCTTATATCTTCAAAACTTCTAATGTCTCTAATATCTTCATACCTTGGTAAATTACTAAAATCTAAATTTTGTAAAAAGGGCATAAATTTAGTTGGCTCTTTAACACCTGGTGGCGCATAAAGCATCTGATCTTCTATGGTTAAAGGCGTTCCTTTGGTTGGAGCAGAAGGCAAAACAGGAGCCGGGCCTTTTGCAATTAAATCTAAGTCAGCCTGTGTATAGCCACCAGCCATTTTTGGAGAATAACTAACACCTGGCGCAATGACTTGTTCCATTGGCATACCACCAGCTATCTGTTGTGCATATGATTGACCAGTTGCAACTGGCCCTGCTGTTGATTGTGTTGGTTTTATTTGTCCAAAAGCCATATTATTCCGTTATTAGTTTATCTATTTTAGCATCAAGTTTATCTATTTTATCTACTAATCTTGAATATTCCAAGTTATGTGCTTGTCTAGTCACATAATCTCTAGCTATTTCTTCTCTTGTTTTGTTCACTAATATGTCGATTCTTTTTGCTTCATTTTCATTCTTGCGTATGGAATAGAACAATGGTGCTATGACCAAGGTTACAAAGATATTCCAAACCACATAGAATGAAAGTTCCATTAGAAATTAATAGCTCCATATATGAGGCCTTGGACGACTAGCCGAAGCCTTGCCGATATCGAGGTGTATAAATCTTCCATTGCCTTTTTGATTAACTCCAATTCCTGTAAATCCGTAACCTTCTGCCGCAGATACTATTTGTAATGCTTGTTTGTGACTACAAGCTATATCTACAGCTATGCCTTGATTGTGGGTTCCTGGCTTACTTTTCTTTCTTTCTACTGGATGATATTCACATCGATAGCCTGAAGAAATAACAAATGGAAAACCTAAGTCCTCACGAAGAGATTGTAGCTTATCTATGAGTTCATGTTCAATCTTATTTTCACCACAATGCTTACATTTGAACTCATCTAACTTAAAGTTCTTCCATTCGCTCATTTTTTATCCTTATTACTAGCACCAAAATAAAAAGATATAACTGCTGTAGCTATACCAGTTAATGAACCAATAATTAGCATGACAATATCATCGCTAGTATCTGGAATGGGAAAAGCTGTTATATAAAATATATAACTCATAAAACCTGTCATAGACAAAACACCCAATATAGTTGGTGTCCAATCCCCTGAAAATTTAGATCTAGCATCTTTTCTATCATCTACTTCAAGTGCAAATATATCTACATCCAATTCTTTCATTTGAACTTCAAATTCTTTTTCACATTTTTTTAGTTCAATCATTTGGTCGGCAGTAATGTTTTGCATTGCCTTTTCTATATCTACAGGATTGTTTTTAACACCTAAGACTTGTGAAAGTATTTGCCCGGCTTGACCGCCTAATGGCCCACCTATCGCTGCACCTAATGTTGGAGCAAGACTGCTAACTATGTTTTTAATTTTGTTTAGTTTCATGTGTAAGTTCCTTGCAATGTAATTTTATAAAATACTCTGCATCTACTAATGCCAATGGCTTAGTATTATTTCTTTTTATTATAACCAAAGGTTCGTAATCTTTACAGTTAGTACAAGATTGCTCATAAGCCTTCCAAACATTAACTGCTTGTTGGTTTTTACATTCGATTGAGTAGGGGAATTGTTTGCGTGATTGTACGCCCATAATGACATCTTCGCCTGAAGATCCCATAGGTCTTGATTCTAAATCTTCGGGATCAAAACCAAGTATTGCAACAAGTTTATCAACAACCCATTGCTGTAGTTTACGACCCTTGGCTTTTGCCGAGGATGGCTTCACTTACTTCTTTTTAGATTTTTTAGTAGATTTTTTCTTTGGTGGTCTGCCTACTTTAGACCCATATGTTCCTTTACCTTTTGGCATAGTTACTTCCTTTTTTTTGCAGTTTTAGCTGCTTTTTTAAATGCTTTAGCTGTTGGCGCACCTTTAGAACCCGGCTTTCTCATTTTTTCTTTTGATCCAGCTTTAATTCTTTTGCGTTTAGCATGAATGTTTGCGTATAGTCCTTTTGGCATTTTATTTATAAAACCCAGATGTAAGTTTATGCCAAAGTGTAGGCTTATACTTTTTGATTAAAAAACCGCCAACAAGTGACAGCACGATGATTGTAATTAATATATCCATATTTTTATATTACCACATTTTGCAAGACCAATATCTTGCGGTTAACTTACTAGGCGGATGAGTGTCACATCGATGCCTAGCACGAAAAGATTTTCTTCGAGCAGGATTGCTTTTTTTGATTGTCATGTTGGGATCACCAAAGCGTATAAGTTTAATGGTATCGCCAACCTTTGCTAAAACTGCAAATTTTTTACTTTTACCTGGTGTTCTTTTGGGTTTGTTATAACCACTAAACCTTTCGCCTCTATATGTAATTGCCATTAGTGTAAAGTTTTCTCCTCACAACTTAGTATTTCCGAATCCTCGG